GGCTGACCCATCTGAAACTTATTATTGGTAGCATCGTAAGATATGTTAAAATTATAACCCCCAACACTTTGGAATAACGCCGCAAAACTACTTCCTGTATAGTTCCCTACAGATAGCGATACACCGAACTCTTGTGTGTTACCACCCTGAGTAGCTCTAAATTTAAAGCTACGATTACTTTCACATACCAGTAATTGTGGCGTGGGAATACGTGCAGAGACTAATTTAATTTGCGAAATGTCATAAATTGGACTCTCAAGACTGACGACATAGTCATTTAGATTCGTTACGGGATCGCGATGACTACTATCAATTGTCAGGTTATGTACCTTCATTAAAATATGCGTATAATATTTTAATGATTGTTTTTGTCTATTTAATCAGTAATCTTAGGAAAGGGACTGTGCCAATGGGTTACTGCAAAGTTGATCCTTCGCAATGTTCAAGTTCTTAGCGTTTGGATTTTCGTTACCCTTATAGGCATTGAACTGATGGAATGGTTTTTCTTTGTAGTTTTGAGTCCAACCACCATTGGCGGCATTTACACGGCCATCAATTCGTGATCTATCAGCTCTAACCGCTGTAAGACTTCCACGTGTTTGAGTTACATTCATGCGGCCTGGGTTACCCATACGGTTTGCTTTACCCCGCCTGTCTTCTGGGCGGAAGCCATACTTCATCAATTCCTCGTTATTCTTTGAAGTAACCTGGACAGCCGCGCTATTCGTGTAAGCACCACGGAAGCTGTGAATACCTGGTGTTGGTTGGTTGTTATACATAAATTGTTCATCGTTACGATCATTTTTAAATCGGGTTGGGTCTTGTGCAACCGCCAATGCCGAAGTAACACGTTTAGCTGCGTTGAAACCAAGACCATCCGTACGCAAACCGGTCTCTGAACGGTTGGTAGTTCGCATAGTCTTTTGGTGACTCGCTCTTGGGGTCACGCCACTCATACCCTGTGCACGACCACCCATTGTTGGCAATCGTGTAGGCAAAAAGGCAGTCTTTTCTGGCATGTTATGTGTCAACTCACCAACAACGGCGGCCCTACCACCTGTAGTATCCATAGCTGGTCCTGACCGACCTGGAAGTGATGTAAGTCGGTATTCACCAACATTCACCGGGTTTACACGAAGCATTTGCTGGTAGCCCCCAACCGCGGGTGTCTCGGGACCAACACCCAAACCAGGTCCCACCATTTGCTTCTCAATCGGTGAGAGGTTATTCATCACACCACGATCATACATGCGATCGCGCATATTCAACAATTCTTGGCCACCTGTTCTGGTCTGTTTTCGGATGTCGGAAAAGTTTGTGACTTCTTTTTTGCTTGGAACCTCGACACGCGCTTCAAATTCGGCACGTTCTTTGTACACCTTTTCCCGGCTTACTGGGGTGTTGGTGATGTTATTTTCAGTCTGTTCCTTGTCTGCGATGCGCTGAACAACTTTAGCTGGTTCAGTCTTATCACTCAACGCTCGACCAACATAAATCAGTCCAGCGACGGCTGCGAGCGAAATGGGATCTGCCATTCTTACTTGTTACTTATATTTTTATTAGCGTATCTTTGATCGAAAAGTTCATTCTGAATTTCGGCGCGAGTACTGGACGGTTCATAGGACATCGTGCGTAGTGGAACCTTACATTCCATATTGTTCAATGGGAACAATTTGCGTTCATAGGTTGGCACGACAACTCTATTAAATCGTGATGTTGTCTGGGGTCTGAGTTGATCACTTGTGTCAATGAGGCTGGCTGGGGCACCCTTCCCAGCCATGTATGGCGCCGTGCCGTACAACATAGTGTTTGGTCGGCATCCACCACAGTTCGTTGAACTGGGCTGAGGGTAAACGAAGACTTCGTCAGTCGCCTTCACGGGGGCAATAGCGCCAGCATTTTGGACAATTGATAAACCAGGCTGAAGTTGATAAGCCATTTACTATTACGTGAGATTAAATTATTTTAAGCATGGGTAAAACCGTGCATACCGCTTCTCTTATCACCGCTTGGATCAAGACCAGCAAACGCTTCGAGCTGAACACCGCGAGCATTTGGGTTACAAGAAACACCGCCATGACTTTTACACATTGGAGATTTCCTGGAACCATAGCACCATTCCGCAAAAGATGTTTGATCTCCTGGGATACTAGAAACTGGAGCTGTCACAAATTGTCTCGCTGATGCATTGCGCTGGTAAACAGGCAATGGCGTTCGCGATCTCCCCCCGTCATATGGAATGCGGTCATCGAGATAATGTTTAACAAATGGTTTGACAGTTGGGTAATAGCATGCAGACAGACGGTTTGGGGCGTCTGTGTAATCTGTAATCAATACGTTACCCATTGGGTTTTCTCTTGTTGGGAGATGACAACCACGCTTCGCAACACTAACTCTGTAAGTTTCTTTAATCATTTTTGTTTTAAACATCAAATAAAGAACACCCAACACGGTTCCACCTAAAATGAAAATTCTTGGGTCACGTCTGATAAGGTAAATAGCACACACCGTATAAATGATGAATCTAGATGCGGCATTGATGCGTTGTTCTGGGGTTTGGTTTTTATTAGGCCAAAACTGATGAATAGCTTCACTGTCGATGAGTTGCTTTGGATCTTCGAACCAGGCCTTCATTTAGTATAGGTTAAGGTTTATTTTTTTGGGAGTCCACCAAGCATATTACCCATCATTTTCATGAGTGCATCCTGATCAAGTTCACCACCCTCGGTCTCCATTTTGTCTGCACAGTCCTTGGCGATACCCTCGATCATATTAAGAGTATCTGCTGGAATTGACGTGATAGTTGTACCGAGCATGTACAGGGTTTGAATATATTGCCAGGTCGCAGCTTTTGTATTTTCACTCATACGACCCCAGTAATTCTTAATATTGAGATCTTTCAAGAAATCAATCTTCTCAATTTCACTAAGAAGGAACGTCTCATCCTTTGCTGAAATCTTATCCGCATACGGCGTAACACCCTTCATGAACGCATCAACCACTAGACGCGGGTTACTGGCTTGTAAAAGGTCAAAAGATGTCATCATCTTTTTAATGTCTTTTTCCTCTGGAAAAGTCTTGTGCAATTCCACAAGAAATTGACCAAGCATGTCGTTGAACGCACTTACAGAGGTCATTTTCTTATTATTTTATGAATTAAATCTTTAAGTTTGAGTTTAAAAGGGGTCTGTTGAAATGGCTTCTTTTTGACCCAGGCCATTCGAAACAATAAAAAAGACTAGGATGGCATTCAAGACAGCAGGTTTGGTGTATTTATTAAGCTCTAATTTGCCCTCGTTATTAAGGTGCGCTTTGAGATGGATGTAACTGGCAGTTATGAGGGCGGCGATGATAGCGGCACCCATTGGGTCTCGAAGATATTCGGACAGGTCTTCCATTTAATTATACATAGCTTTTTTTGTACGATGCTCTGGGGCATCCCCGAAAAATACATCGTCATCCCCCCCTCCGGGGAATTGCTCTGGTGCAGTGGGCTGTGTGTCCTCTGGTTCGGGGACTGGCTCCGGATTTTCTACACCGGGAACCGTTTTGAATTCGTTTTCAAGTCCCGTGGGTTGAGGTGGTTGCTCATCGGCGAGTGGTTCCGTAGTTTCCGTGGTTTCAGCTTCGGGGGCTGGCATTTCTTCTGGGAATGATTCATCACCACCCTCAAAAACATCTGGGTCTTCGGAATCGCGAATTTCACCGTCGAGGTCAATATCGCGGGTTTCCTGAGACATATACGTTTGAAGAATCTCCTGAACAGGTATGAGCTCTTTCACTGAAGCCTCAATACACATCGTAAATCGTTTTGTTAGCTTTTCGTCGCGAAGATATTCACTTTGTTCTTCATGGAAAATGTAAGGATCCTTGTAAATATCCTTGGCTGCATTATTGTAGCACGTCTGAATAAAAACTTCATTCGTTGGAAGTCGCAAACTGATCTTTTTGTTATCAGCCTTGAGACGGACCGCGGATAGAATTTTCGTACATGCAACAAATACAGCCGCCAATAGGTCATTAAACCAAGCACAACGATTTGAAATATTGTCCGAGTGTTGCTTCGACATGGCATTGGACCAATTTGGAACTTCCTTCAACAGCTTTTGAAACATAATCAGAGTCTTACGTCCCTTAGAAATCTTTGTTGCTTCATCATACATATCCTGGAAAACTTCAATCATAGGAGGGCACATAATCAAGCATAATTGTCCCATGTACTCATTGCGGGCTTCTACCATAATATTGAGTGGATCGGACATGATATATACTATTTTTACATTTTTTAACTTTAAGTCACGCGCGTTTATTGTTTTCTAAACTTATTTGCTATCTTTTTGAGGTTCATTAAGTCTGGGAAATTAGTTTCGCTTATAGTTTCATCTGTATGTTTTTCTCCTTTAGATCTTTCCTTTATCCAGTTAACATAAATCTCATACGTGCCTACAACTTCAACATTAAATCCGCCATTTATGAATTGTCTAGCTACGTATTGTGTGGCTGCAGCCCTATCAAAAGTAGGATATCCAATTACAAATGTTGGAATTGTTAAGAATATCTGTTTATTTCCAAATTCTACGGATTTTCTAATTTTTCGAGCAAACTGCTCGTAAATCTTTTTGTATATTTCCTTTTTGATCTGTCTTCTCCGATCATCAATCTTTGTCACATCATTGATGCTGATCATTACAATTAGCTCAATTTATTTTTGGTCGTTTCAAACTCACTTGATGTGGGAGCGGCTTTCTCCTTGACAAGCTTGTATTCAATAAATTCTTTACCTTCACTTCCCTCTGTATATGGTGAAACGTCTTCTGGTGTTTCTACACCAAGGGGCTGTGATCTCAAAGAAACCAGGCGAGTGTTATTACCTTCAACTTCAAACATGGCAGTTACGGAGAAACCAAACGCAAAACCATCATTCTTTACTACCATAAATGCACATTCATACAAGGTCTTGGCACCGGTATACTTTTTAACTGCGGTTGTCTCAATAATATAAGTACAAAGTTTGGTCCGTTTTAAAATTTCCTTATTCGTCAACATAACAAACTCCTGCATCATATCATTGGTGACCTTAGCCTCGCCCTGAGTCAAAGAGGATGTATCAGGTCTGGCATCGTCAAAGCGAATGGTACCAACGGGTTTTTTGTATCCGGAAAATCCGAAAGCTTCTGTGAAGGGTTCTCGGCGAGTAAGCAGGAGAACAACCACAAGTAATGTGATGATCCAAAGTAACTTCATCTTTACTAATATGCGTTAATTTTTTTTTACAAAATCCCATATACATGTTAGATGTCACTCCTGATCTATAGCCCGAGGTGTAAATACTCAATGGAAATTATTGAATACATCAACAGTAAATCACAGCTAAAGCAGCTTGTAAATTATCACAATGTTAACACACAGGGTATTCCTCCTGCGTACCGGAATAAAATTACACGTGTACCAACACTATTGACAAAAAATAGTAAAATTCTTGTTGGAAACGAAATCAAAAACTGGTTAGAATCCCTTCTTCCGAATAAAGAAATAGAACATTGCGGGGTTGGGGGTGGCTGGTGTTCAATGACATCACTTGATAGTAATGAAAATGAAAACGACCTGTTTTCACTTGACAATTACGGCCAGGCTCTTCAACCGGCGATGACAAGAGAACTTGAAGAAAAGATTAATAGGGATGTATCAAAGGGTGATGTATATTCAGAACAGATTTAAAGATCTAACGCACAACATTTACTATAATGAAATTGGTAACGATACAAGCATCTGCGGTAAAGTCAATTTTCGAAGTATTAAAGGATATTCTAAATGATGTAAATATCTATTTTAGACCGGATGGCGTCTATATTGTGACTCTTGATACGGCGAGGACATCACTTGTTGATATGTATCTTGCAGCTGATAATTTCGAGCAATATTCTTGTGAACAGGAAATTATTGCCGGTATTAACATTTCAAATACTTTCAAACTTTTGAAAACTATTACGAACAATGACGTCCTAACAATGGAGATAAATTCTAAAGAATATATGAATATCGAAATTATTAGCGAGTCGAAGAAAACGAATACGCACTTTCAATTAAAACTCCTTGATATCAATGAAAGTCGCATCGAAGTTCCCTCGGTAAATATGACAAGTGTAACGATTATACCGTCTGCAGATTTTCAAAGATTGTGTCGAGATATGTCAAATATCGGAGACGATATTGAAATCACACGTTCCGGGAAAAACTTCACGCTCAAGTGTGAAGGGGACTTTGCCAGTCAGGATACAAGTATCGAATGCCCCGACGAAAGCCCCGAAATCAGGGGTCTGTACTCTCTCCGGTATTTGAACATATTTACAAAGGCGACGAGCATGTGTGCGTCTGTGCAAATAATGCAGGAAGAAGGAAATAGATTCTTGATCCTCAAGTACAACGTTGCAAACCTTGGAGAGCTTAAATTTTACCTGGCTACTAAGGTATCCGAAGATCAGATATAGAATCATCGCGTGTAAGAACTGTTTTTTTCATACCAATAGAATTTGAAATAATTATCTTTGGATACTCCTTTTCAAGTGTCTTTTTTGTGTAATATAGAAAATCTTGTAACGGTACATCTTGTTTATGAAAATCCCGTCTCGGTCCCGAATAACGTTTAATCTTCTCCGTAATATCGACCTGTGGCTTATCGTCATGATCCACCAACACGGCATTACTGATTGGAATTGTAAAATTCATAGCACTTTCATCACGTTTCATTGGCCTGAAGTTTATATCATTGGATATCGCTCTGTAAATCTTTCCATTGTACCAGTATTTTATCCGTAACACGATTTTCTTAACATTTTGTGGAATAATCGTATTCCTGAATTTTTTACCGGTCACGTTCACGTAGAACTCATTGAGGACACCATCCCAATCTTTACTCTCTTGTAACCAAAAGTCGTCTTCTACAATATATTTGCACCTGTAATCAATTTTATATTCCAACTCTTCAGAGACTATATGATAATCTGGGTATGTTACAAACTTTTTATACCAGTAAATAACAGTACTTAAAAGTTTGAACAGCATTATTAGTTATAATGGAGGGAAATTTTTTAAGTAGGTACAACAATAAAATTGAAAACTGGAATAATCTTATTGAAACCGACCCCCATAATAAGAGTAAGTATGAGTCTGAAATGTCTGACTATATAATACGGTGTATGCCGTATATGAACCAGCACACAGATGAAATAGATGAAAAAACAAACACGGATAATATATTTAACGTCCGCGAGACTGTTGGTTTAAAACGGAAAGACATATTTGTAGACTATTTAGCAGACGTAGAAAATCAAAATGTTGGAAGACATAGACCACGTAAAGTGGATAAATGTCCAGAGTGTTTGACGAGTAATATATTTCATTTCCAAGACACAAGTGAGCTTGTTTGTGATTTATGTGGTTTAGTAATAGCGCATCTCATAAGTGAAGAACTCACGTATCGTGAAGAACAAGAAACATCTGAAAAAATAGTAAACTATTCATACAAAAGAGAGAATCATTTCAATGAATGGTTAAGTCAGTTCCAGGCACAGGAAATGACAACAATACCAGATGAAGTAATGGAACAATTGAGAGCCGAACTCAAAAAAATAAAGATTAAGAAATTAGATGAGATTACACACACTAAAATACGAGGTCTCCTTAAGAAACTTAGATTGAATAAATATTATGAACATGTTCCATATATAACCAATATTCTTAACGGTATTAGAGCACCCAGTATGCCCCAGGAATTGGAAGAGAAATTGCGTATCATGTTCAAAGATATTCAAAAACCATTTGATGACAATTGTCCAAGTGAAAGAAAGAACTTTCTTAGTTACTCGTATGTTCTGTTTAAATTTTGTGAACTCTTGGGAGAGGATGAATATCTTCAATATTTCCCCCTACTTAAATCAAAGGAGAAACTATATCAACAGGATCTCATCTGGAAGAAGATATGTGCCGATCTTCAGTGGGAGTTTATCCCAACTGTATAGTATTGCTTAAAGAAGCTAATACAACTTCAGGTAATGAATAAGTACGAAAAGTTTTGTGTAGATGAAGCACAGTATCATCTAGACAGAGCTCGGGAATTGCTATCAGAAGGTCTTAAAAACCCTAAAAAGTATTATGATGAGGGTCAGGAGTTTTACCAAATGTTGGTTAAGATGTTTCCATTCATTATTCTGTTACAACAATGCAGCGCACTTCAACTTCACGATTCGGAAACGGGGGATAATTTATCAAGTACGCAATCTTCAGTCCCATCAGACGAAGATAGTTTTGAGCCTGTAACTCCGACTGGTCGTTCAGAGTCTTAATAGTCTTAAACTCAAGGACGGTTTCATTATTTATGATTATATCAGCCCTCAAGTTTCCAATTACATGTCCCTCAAATGGGATTGGAACTATACGCTCACTTTCATACTGAATATTATATCGACGTAACAGAACTTCCATGGCGTTATGGTATACTCTCTCACTGTACCCAGCCCCCAGTTGAGAATATATCTTTTTAGCAAGTGTTTCTACGTCAACCATATTCTATCCTTTCTCATTCGCTTTAATAATCTTAAATTATAATGTCGCGAAATATAAAATGTGGAGCTCTTGGTGGCCATTTAAATACATACGATTATCTTCATCTAGATCACTTAGTTACTTATGGGGGGAATAGTCTTGAGTCAATACTAAATGATCGTACCGGGTTCGAGTGTGGTATTTTTAGGAATGATGATAATACCATCCTTGATCATATATCCCATATCTTCGGCGTCCAGGTTCCTAACATTGTTGGCGTTAACAATATGACACCCCGAACCAATACGGGCATTCTTATCAATGATAGCCTTCTTAATGATACAATCCGAACCAATACCAATCGGGATACACCCGGGAAGGTCGTCACATTCTTCGGGCTCTTCGAAATGATCCGCCCCCATTATAATAGAATCGGTAATGATACAGTTTTCACCAATATAACTCCTAACACCAATTGTGGAATTTTCAATTTTGCTTTTGATAATCGTAGAACCATCACAAACAGATGAAGAAGTTACGGAACAATCGACCATCCTCGTGGGAGGAAGATGGCGCCGTTTTGAATAGATTGGTGAAACAGAATCATAAAAATTGAAATCTGGCAATTTATTGTTACATTTTAAATTTGCATTATAAAATGATTCAATAGTTCCAATGTCTTCCCAATAACCATCAAAAATATAAGAATTGACATTATATCCTCTGGATTGTGCATCTGGTATAATTTCTCCCCCAAAGTCATTTGCATGTGGCATCTCGTCCATTAACAGCCTCTTTGCAACCCTGGAATCGAAGATATAAACACCCATAGACGCGAGATAGGGTGGTTTGGTAGAACTGGTCCTGTTTTTCATTTCAAGTAATTCATCACCCACCGGCTTTTCCGCGAATTGGATAATTCTCCCCTTCGAATCCACCTTCATCAGCCCAAAGGAGGACGCACGATCTTCATCTACATACGTAGCACACACAGTAATGTCGGCTTCGGTTAGGCGATGATGATATATCATTGGTTTGTAATCCATGCGATACAGGTGATCACCGGCCAATATGATATATTCGTCACATCCAGTCTCTTCAAAGATCCATTGATACTGCCGAACAGCGTCGGCTGTACCCTTGAACCAGGATTCGTTTGAAGGACTTTGTTGCGCCGCCAATACTTCAACAAACCCCTTGCTGAGAAATGACCCGATATTAGTATCATAGGCCTGATTTAAATGACGTGTGAGTGAATGGGAATTGAATTGTGTAAGACAGTACATTTTGGTAATGTCACTGTTTAGACAGTTACTTACTGGAATATCAATCAGACGATAATTTCCAGCTAATGGAACTGCTGGTTTTGATCGGTTTTTAGTGAGAGGATATAAACGAGAACCCACGCCGCCACCCAATATAATACCAAGTACGTTATCCATTGAAGAATATTGTTCATAGTATTCGGAATCCGTTTTAATATAAGGTGCGAGAACCTCAGCAACAGCCTTTTGGAGTGCTATGTTACTGGGTTTGGATGAATTCCAAACTTTATTATGTTTTTCGAGACACTCCTTGAATTCGGTACCAACGTTAGCGCGTCGCCTTGGGGGGAAATCTCTCTCTTTGGAATTTCTGTATTTATCCAAGGCAAGGAACCGAAAACGCGACGTATTCCGTCGTGGGTGTTTCCTCGGAAGGTAGGAAATCGCAAAGTGAGATGTTTTCATTGATTGAAATAAGAATGAAACGTTTATATTCGTTTATGAATATCTTTTATATCTTTATACGTCACGTACCTCGGTTTTATCCCGTGTATCTCCGGATTGTATAATTCACCGTGTGGTAGATATAGTTTCGTTATTTTAGATTTGCTGTTGGCGTCCCATTCGGTTTTTTCTATACATTCATCAACACGCCATTTACGAGGCGGTGGTTTGGGATACATTTTAGTCACGCGCTGTATCATATCTCGTTCCCCCCCGGTTATTTTCCCCTTGAAACCGGGAACCACGTTGTATTTCACAGTTGATGGTTTACCGATAGTCATATATAAACCCTTTGCTTAAATCTTTAATCAATTGTTCCATCACCATTCTCTAATAGATCTGGATCTATAAATTCCTGTAGGTCGTCTCCCAACAATTCCATATTATGACCGATGGGCATGGCATTTTGTCTCTTTAGGCTCTTATCTTGCTTATTTTCTGCGATCTGTTTATGTATTTCTGATTGCATAATGACATTTTCCCAGAGCCGATCATCGTCTTTACATTGGCGGGCGATTACGGGATATTTAATACGATGAGAGTGAGAATCCCATTTGGGTTTAAATCTCATCTGATTTAATTCTATACGTAATTTGCCATTCTCTTCGCGGAGAGTTTTCAGTTCCTTTTTTAGATCTTCCAAACTTTTCTTTTTCTTGTCCGTTCCCCCACAGGTAACCCGAAATCCAATTCTCGAATGAGCTAATGCATGTAGTGGCATCTTGTAATTATATAATATACCATCATCTTTATATTAGATGTTAAAGAGTTACATTCATATAAATAGATGGATATTCGAAATTGCGATGGCATCGAATTACTCAAGTCTATCAAGGATGGGAGCATTGATCTCATTTTAACTGACCCACCTTATATAATATCACATGAAACGGGTATGAACAAATTACGTGATGCGATAGATTCTGGTAAAGATATATCGAAGACGGAACAACAATGGGACGATTATAAATCTAAAAATAAAGTTGATGCACCCAACGCCAAAGAAAATTATCTAAAATATGGGACAATTCATGGGACTAAATATAGTGTGAAAACAAATTACGGCGAATGGGATGAGAATTTTACGATGAATGATCTAGATGTTTTCATTAAATTGTACTATGACAAATTGAGAGACGGCGGGACTTGTATAATATTTTTTGATATATGGAAATTATCATACCTCAAAGAACTCATGGAAAAACATAAATTTAAACAATTGAGATTTATTGAGTGGGTCAAAACAAATCCACAACCTATAAATTCTCGTGTTAATTATCTAACAAATTCTCGTGAAATAGCGATTTTGGGTGTGAAGAAGGGCAAACCCACATTTAATAGCGAATACGATAATGGTATATACAAACACCCCATACAAAATGGTATAGGACGTTTCCATCCTACACAGAAGAGTATTAGGTTATTTGAAGATCTCATCAAAAAACACTCAAACGAAGGGGATGTAGTCGTGGATACATTTCTCGGCGGTGGAACGACCGCTATCGCGTGTAAAAATACCGGGCGTAGATTTGTGGGTAGTGAAATTTCAAGAGAATATTTTGAGAAAATTGGGCCCCTAAGTGGCGTGAACAACGAATAAAACTCAGCTCGAACGAATAAAGTGATATAAGGATGACGTCGTCACAAGATATTAAAGCCATGTTAATGGATATCCAATCCGATGTAGCCTCGCTCTCCAAGGCTATTGATTCCATGGGTAAGTCGTTTGGTGTGGATCAAGATCAAAGCACACCACTCTCACGATTCGTCGCTTCCAGGAATCTTAAGCCAACTCAACGCCAACGGTACATCGCGGCAGGAGCCTCGGATGACATTATGCATTTCATAGACAGAGGCGGTGGACAGAGTATGGGAACAGAGTGTGAGAGATTTGCGCGATACATTTTCCCCTCGTTGGGCCCGCGACATCCGGGGGACACCAAAAAAAGCGGTTATGACCAATTACACCTACCGACGGGATATAAAGTGGAGCAAAAATCGGCAGGGAACTGGGAAAAAGAAGATAAGACCTGGACGTGGCAACACATAGAACCAAATCACCCATGGCAATTCTTACTCTTATGTGGAATTGGGTATAAGAACGTTCATTGGTTTTATTTGAGTCGGGCAAGTTTCACTCGCTTCTGTGAAGATGGGCTGATTAACAAACAGGGGGACAAGGACGGTAATTCTTACCAGGGATGGTGGTTTACATATCAATCTATGAAAGAATATCTTACTGAACTGAAAACAAATGAAGAATTGGACAGACTTGTGATAGACCAACGTCCAAGATATTTCCACTAAAACTGCTCTTGCTTAGAGAAGATCCTCTCTAGTTTTGTAATAATGATCATCTCCGGTGATGTCCTAACCGTTGCCCCCACGTTAGACTCTGGATCGGCTCAGATAGTTATAGCCGACCCGCCATACAATATAGGTAAGGATTTTGGAAACAAAAGCGATAAACAACCGATGGGTGAATATTTGAAATGGTGTGACGAATGGATTAAGGAGTGTCTTCGCATTCTTAGACCGGATGGTACGATGTTCATATACGGGTTTAGTGAAATCTTAGCCCTGATTCTCGCTCGCGTACCCGAGGAGGTAAACAGGCGATGGGTCGTGTGGCATTATACGAATAAAACGACCCCAACACTGAATTTCTGGCAGAGATCGCACGAATCTATTCTTGTTTTATGGAAAGATTCCAAGGTTTTTCATAGGGATGACGTACGGGAACCATACACGGATGGATTTGTAAAGGGTGCGGCAGGTAAAACGCGAAAGGGAACGAAGGGGCGATTTTCCAAAGAGGGTGCACCTGACACGACTTACACAGCTCATCCCGGGGGTGCTCTTCCCAGAGATGTTATTAAAATCCCAGCATTAGCAGGTGGTGCCGGAAAAAACGAACGTGTCAATCATCCTACACAAAAACCACTCGCGCTGTGTGAAAGATTATTGAAATCGTGCAAGCAACCACCTGAAAATGGATACGTGTTTGTGCCATTCGCGGGTTCGGGGAGTGAGTGTGTAGCCGCGAGAGATTTGGGCCTTCCCTTCGTCGGGGTTGAACTTAACGAAGAATATGTAAAACTCATAAACGAGAGACTTCAATTAAAATCCTGATATATATAAAACGATGGTGGTATATTCCCAAGAACCTTGTGAATTCATTTACCGTGTCTCTTCCTTGGAAAAGGTCGTAGATGGAGACACGATAGATGTGAGTATTGACCTCGGATTTGATGTATGTACCAAGCAAAGAGTGAGGTTACTTGGAATTGACACCCCAGAGTCTCGCACACGCGATTTGGACGAGAAGAAATTTGGTCTTCTATCCAAGAAGAGGCTCAGGGAATGGTGTCTCAAGGCGGTAGCATCGGAGAAGGATGATATTGAGATCGAACTCAGATGCCCAGAAAAGGACAGTAGGGGTAAGTTTGGTCGCATCTTGGCAGAAGTGTGGGTCTGTGAAGATGGACAATGGACGAATGTTAATCGCTGGATGTGCGAAAACCATTACGCGGTTCCCTATACGGGGCAAAACAAAGCCGATGTGGAAGCGCTTCACATGGCAAACCGCGAAAAAGTAGCTCATGAATTGTAAGGGTATTTGTGTACCCACAAGTTACATATCCATTTTTCTCCAGACTTTACAGGGAGACCCCCATGTAAAGCCTTGGACGACATAAGTCCATAATTATCAAGGGTGTGAAAGAAAAGAGCATCGCCGGCCTCGAGTTTGTATTTTTTATTTAAATTGGGAAACTCTGTCTCACCGCCCTCATAGTTATCATTTAAAGCCAATATTATCGTGTACATCCGTTTGTTTCCCTTTATATCACTGAATGTATCTTGGTGAGGTTTGTAGTGGCCACCTGGTTTATACCTCAACACTTGAAGATGTTCGCAATTTTTTAGGGGTCTGTCTGTTAAGGATACGCATTTCTCAATCACACGCTTCACGACGGGGTCATTTAGATCGAGCCATGCAGTTTCACTGTCTCTGACTTTCTTGTCCAATTTACCGTTTTCAGTTACAGTTGAGACTTCCAATTTATTTTTAGCTTTACGTATAATGTGTTCACGTTCATCTTCTGTAATGAATGATTTTATAACTCTAGGTTTTATATATATTGGTATCAGATATATGACCAATAATATAAGACTAAGTAAAATGAACATCTTATAATTAGATTAGATAAATATTATCCGGAAGTGTACAATTGTACCTCTTCCTGATTGATGTGATAACTTCATTTGCATATTCAATTAATTTTTTACTTATGTCTAATATTTCATCAATACGCTCAGACTCTAATATATACTGTCTCAATAGATCACCTCCCGTATCCACAACCATTTGGAAAATGTTATTAATGTCTCTATACCTTTCTCGTTGTTTTTCCCGTCTTTGGAGTTCCCTTTTGAAGTTATCTTCGCTAACTTCGTTGAGCATATACATTACTCGTAGATATCGGTTATCATCGTCGTAAAAATCACCGTATCTATATATGATATCTCTTTCAAGTCCCGATAAAATTGACAAGAGGCGCATGATAGTATCCGGGGCACCTTTCTCACGAAGTTCTCTAAATGTTGGGGTGCCGCCACAAGGAATATCACCATGCTCCCTACTGGAAATACGCCCCTTCTTAAACTCCATATAATGTGGGTTGTGGATACGACCCGTCGAAATATTACCCGATACCCAATCAAATGCTGTATGACAATCTACGCACCACATCTGACGACACCCGGATAGTTTGTGAATCATTGTACCACATTTGGGGCAGGGCTTTGTATCTTTCTTGAGAAGTTTCATCGTTTTAACTGCATCCGGGTCACATTGATGTCCCTCACGCTTTTCCTCGTTGCAGTGTTCGCAAAAATGGCGGTCACATAGACCACAAAACCAATCCTCATTCATGAAACCCTTACACTCCTCGGTGGGGCACTTACGAATAAATTTCTTTGATGGTTCGTCTACGGTAAGTTCACCACCATGTCGTAGTCTCTCCAACTCTCTGTAACTTTGTTCCATATCCTCGCGAAGTTCTAGAATCTCTCGTGGTATTGGCGTAGACGAGGTGACTGGTACGTATATACCATGGGCGTTATGTAACTCTATGAGCCTTATTCGCTGTTCGGTAATGATTGAATGAATTTTACGCATTGCGAGTATTCTCTCAACTTCAGGTTGAGTTTCCGGCATGCGAATTTTCTCTCTCTCAAACAGGATCATTTCCCGGTGACGACGAAGTTCTGTGTTCCGAAAGTAGCGAGTACACCAAGTATCTACAAATTCTCTATTCCATATATTTTTACAGCCCATACAATGAGGATCGTCTACGATGGATAGGAGATATCTTTGTGAACATGAGCGACAACTATGTAAATCACAAAAGGGACAATCAATTTTTTTGTGATTTATTTTGTTGAACTTTTCACAACAAACGTCACAGGTATCCATAGCTATGTATGACTTTAAGTCTTTAACCAAAAAAATATCCATTTACTTTCTTGATAAAATAAACCCCATAATACCCATGAGTATATAACCAATCTTACCTTTCTTTTCCGGTTCCGGTTCCGGTACCTTCACCGCTTTCAGATCATCTACCAACGATTTAAACTTTTCTTCGCTCACGTTCACGTCTCCCTCGGCAAGGTATTCTATACGTCTTCCCATTAGATATGCATATAGGGATGACATTTATATCTACTTATATTATTTTCTTGTACTCCGTCGTTTAGCAACCTGTGCCCGAGTTCGGTTCTTAGACCTCAACTTTTTAGTGCGTGGAGCGACCCGACCCTGTGGTTGTGTAGCCCGTGGAGTCGCGCGAGCGCCAACCGCTGTTTTCTCGGTATAACGAACCGCACTCTTTGATCGTTTTTGGGCATTAGCGATGACCTTTGACGGTTCTTCACCTCTATTCAATCTCCGCATAAACTCCTGTCTATTCTTTCTTTCAAGACCCGTCATACCCTGTAACATTCTTGCGGTATTTCCTCTTAATTTACCCTGCTTCTGTTTCTCATAATCACGGGTCTTACGTTCCTGTTCCTTACGCTGCTGCGACTGTTGTCGTTCTCTCTCTTTACGCTCGGATTCAAGACGCTGCTTGGCTGTTCGGTCACGCTGTAACTTGTCGGCATTTCTCAATACTATCTTACTATTCTCGCCACCTGTAATTCTATCCATGAAACGCTTTCTATTATCGCGACCTAATCTGTCCATAGATTGAAGCTTTGTGGCAGTTTCTTTGGTTTTCTTATCTCCCGCATCTCTTTTCGCCTTAATGTCTTTCGCAAGTTCCGCGCGCCTTTTACCGACATCATTTGCCATCTTCATCACAAAGCGAAGCTGACCCCGGCGCTTATCTTCCGCTATTGGCGCCTTTTCAATCTCCTTGCGGAGTTTTGATTTTTCATCAAGGAGGCGGTCAAGTCTTTGAAGTTCTTGAGGTGTATCCGCCTTACGCACCGCATCTTCCCACCCACGTCTCCACTGACCAAATGTACCCGGAATTTCACGGATGATCTTGTCAAGCATGGGCTTCTTATCTGTCACTTTCTTGCGGGCGTCATTAAAGATGGTCTTGTTCTTTGAATTATTCCATCTCTTCATGAAAACCTTGAGATTGGAACCCTGTAAACCAATCTTCTTGAGTTTCCATTCAACACCATTTCTTATCTTTTTGGCCGAATCCTTTCTGTCTGCATTAAGAGCTTGAGCATTGGCTAATATCTTTGAAGCTGAAGATCCATTAGCGGCTAAACGATTCATGAATTTCTTTCGGTTCTCACGCTCAAGTGAAGTGAGACCCTGAAGTCTAGTGGCAATTCGCTTTGTTTCGCGGTTACGGCTTTTCCTTTTAGCCTCTTCAAACTTCTTTTTGGCTTCTTCAGCTTTCTTCTTATCTTCAATCATTTTCTTTTCCATCTCCTCCTTCTTCTTCTGTCTAGCCTGCTCATCCTTTCTCTCCTTGTTGAGAGCCGTAGCATTAGCCACAACCTTTTGAGCACCATTTTTAGAAAGCCTGTTCATAAACTTCTTTCTATTCACCCGTTCAAGGGAAGAAAGGCCTTGAAGTTTAGTAGCAACACTCTTTATCTCAAGATTTCTACTCTTCTTTTTGGCTTCTTCAGCCTTCCTCTTATCTTCTTCAGCCTTCTTTATGGCTTCTTCAGCCTTCCTCTTATCTTCTTCGGCCTTCTTCTGTCTATCCTGTTCGGCCTTCTTCTGTCTAGCTTGTTCAGCCTTTCTCTCCCTGTTGAGAGCTGTAGCATTGGCCACAACCTTTTTAGCGCCATTTTTGGAAAGCCTGGCCATAAACCTCTTTCGGTTTTCTCTCTCGATACTGGTGAGACTCTGGAGCTGGGAAGCCACATTCTTCATTTCCTGTTCTTTCATCTTCTTAACTCGCAAAGCATTGGCATTCCTTTTCTTTTGTGCTTCTTCTTCAAGGCGTTTCTTCTCCGCCGCTATTTTTCGCGCACTTTCCTCCTCTCTCCTCACCTTCTTTCTTTCATCATCGAGAGCCGTAGCATTAGAGATAACTTGTCGCGGTCCATTCTTGTTGAGGCGCCCCATAAACATCTTCCGGTTATTACGTGTCAGATTTGTCAGGGTTCGCAGAGATTCCGCAGTGTTCTTATACATTTTGTCTCTGGCGTTTTTCGCCTTCTTTTTATTTTCAATGAGTTTTTCGGCTTTACGTTTAGCTTCTTCTTCAAGTTTAGCCTTCAAACGTTTTGCACCCGCATTTTTTTCTTTAGCCTGCTTGAGAACTGTATTGAGAGTGGTTGGTCTCTCCTTCAGACTGTTTATGTATTTTTTACGGTCTTCATTTGTGAGATTTGTAAGATTTTGAAGTGCCGAAGAAAGCGTCTGGAGATTCTGTTCAAGTTTCTTCTTAGCTTCTTCTTCCTTCTTTATCCGATTGGCTTCTTGTTGTTGAGCAAATCTTTCCTCTTCACGCTTAATCGCATTGATGTTGGCATTCACAAGCTTCTTAATCTCGGTTAGATTGGATCTTGGTGCCTTGACCTTTGCAATATAATTCTTCTGTTTATCTCTCGGAATCTTTGTGTTACGAATATACTTGTAGAACGCAGCCTTTTCGGATTTTTGTTTCTCATTTTCTCCACTAGACTGGGTCATTAAAGCCGCGAGAGTACCCTTTTCGGCGGCGAGTTCACGTTTATAGTATTCAACTCTATTAACTGTGAGGTCCTTCAGACCCTTCAAGTGGCTTTCAAGACGCAATCCATTCTTGATTTTGGCTTCGGCAATCTTACGAATTTCTTCCTCTTTCCTGAGACGTTCCGCTTCAGCTCTCTTATTCTTAACACCCTTGTTCAAAGCACGAGCCTCATTCTTGAGTTCATTTACGTTAATTGAATTATTCGTAATCCTTGCAAGTAATTTTTGTTTGTTTTGTGGAGTTACATTATTCAAAGTATTCAAGAATACCCGAAGTTCTGTCTTCTTACCCGCAATTTTCTGTTCCCTGTTTTCAATTCGAGCATTAAGCATTTTTACCTCCTTCTTTATACTATTGAGATCGGTGTTAAGGTTAATTCGATTGATGAATGAATTTTTATTTGCACTGGAAATTCTCATATTTTTCATGAACGCACGGAGATTATCCTTCTTCTTATCAATAGCTTTAGCATTGAGTTCTTCCCTAGCCTTTTTGGCGTTAGCCTTAAGACTGTTTGATGTACCCTTTCCGGTATCAAACTTATTCATGTAGGGTGTAGCATTTATACCCAATCCGTTGATATATTGGTAAAGATTTCTTCTCTGTTCGGCTTTATTTTTTGCAGCCGTATTTATTTCTGAAGCTCTATTCTTGAGAGTATTCAGATTTGCGGTTTCGCTGTCATATTCTTTGAGAATTTTCTTTTTACCCGCATTGGTGAGATTTTGAAGAGTATTCATAAACTCAACTAGTTCTAACCGGTTTTGAGCTCTCTTCTGCGTAATAAGATTCTTCACGACAGTAGCAGCTTCCCGGCGAGCGTTCTTTAATATTATATTTGTGCTATTGAACTTATTCAACACACCCTTTCCATTTTCTTCCGAAAGACCAATTTCCTTGAAATAAGCAATTAGTTCATTCCTATTTGCGGTACGCTTTTCATCCTTTCTCGTAGCCAACAACTCTTCAGCATTGGTCTTGAGAGAAAGTATAGTGCCTTGACCCGCATTAAATTTGGCTAATATAGAATTTGTATTTGTTTGACTGAGTTTGAGTGTCTTTTTCATATACTTCTCAAGTTCAGATCTATTGGCGGCAAGTTTTTTAGCTTCACTTGCCTTTTTCAATGAATTCGCCTTCCCTTTCATCGTAGCCAAATTTGTATCTGTTTTATCAAATTGTGTCATGATAACATTTCTATCTTTAACATTCAGGTTGATGTTATTGACATATTGATAAAGATTAGTTCTTTCCGCGGCTCTTTTGGAGTTCGCTCTCTTTTTCTTCAATTCCGCAACTTCTTTCAACATTGAGTTCAATGTAACATTTTGTTTATTGAATTTGTTGAGAATATAAGCTTGATCTTCTTCTTCCAAATTCCTGGCGGCGGCTGCAAGTTTTGTAGTTTCCGCGGTTTTCTTAGCAATCACTCGCTCCCCCTGAACTTGGTTTGCTTTGTTGCGAATATTTTGAGCAGAAGCACGTGGTAGTGCATTTAATAGTTTCTTTCTATTTTGGTTGGTGAGCATATTCAAACCCTTGAGATATTCCGAAAGTTCCTTGCGAATCTCTGCCAACTCCGCGGCGTTGGAAGCATTCTTGAGTTTTTTCGCCTTCTTTTTGAGATTACTAAAGTCACCCGGTCTTTTATTGAAATTGCTCATGATGAGATTTTTATCCTTTTCTTCAAGGTTAAGTTCTGAAACATAGAAGAACAACTCATCACGTTTGGTCTTTCTCCTTGTATTCACAAGGTTTGTCGCCTCCTTCTTGAGGTTGTTCATTGTTGATGTACCATTGTTGTACTTTTCCAATAATTCAGCCTTATCATTCCTGTTAAGGTTGAGTGGGTTTAAGAACTTCACAAATTCTTGTTTATTTTTAATCATCTTTTGTTGGTTCCTCTGTTGCTTAATGGATTTAATTGACTGTAAGAGTGTAGTTACATTTTCTTTTTTATCGTCAAACCTATTGAGAATAATTCTCTTTGACCTCTTATCAAACCCATAATTGTCCATCGTTTTCTCAAGATGATCTCGTTGCACCTTTCTCTTGTCAGAAGCTCGTTTTACAGCCAAATTCGTAGCTTGTTTTTTGAGCGCGTTCCAATTGACAAATGAATTGCTTATCTTTGATGTTATATTCACACGGTCTTCATTGCTGAGATTATCAAGTGTTTCCAAATAGTTCCTGAATTCGGCATTACTCTCAACCCATTTTTCGTGTTTTCTAGACTTTTCAATTTCTTTAGCTCTACTCTTGAGAATATTAAGATTTGTGTTTGTTTCATCAAAGTTTTTCATAATTGAAGCCAGATTGGTTCTTTCAAGTTTAAGACCCTTCAAATAGTTGAGAAGTTCAGATCTAATCGCCCTTCTTTGCTGATTTAACTTCTTTTCCGCGAAGTCCGTTGCCTGCTTTTTGATGCTATTCAAATCGTCGGCGTTTCTGTTAAATGCGGTAATGAATGATTGCCGTTCGTTTGTATTCAATCTCAACTGAGAAAGGTGAGCCACGAGTTCTTGTCGCTGGCGCCCCTTGGCCATCTTCTTTTTCTCACCCGAAAATCTGATGGCGTTTTGTTTAATCGCACTAATATTACCACCATTTTTCAATTTATTCATAAATTTGTTTCTGTTTTCGGTGTTAGTAATATTCAGTTTGTTGAGAATGACCGAAAGCGCGGCTTTATTTTTATTTCTCTTTTCTTCAATCTTCTTTTGAAGAAGGCTGTTCGCGAATTTCTTTGATTCGTTAAGAGGGAGTTTTTTACCGATTACATTTCTCTTATTACCAGCATTAAGACCAATATTGGTCATATATTTGTTCAGCTCATTGTTCTCGGATTTCTTCAAATTGTTAGCCTTTTTCTGGGCAATTCTATTGGCTTCGGCCTTTAGAGAATTGAGATCTTCCCTATTTAGCTTCTTGGCGAGTGTATTTATGGTCGCGTTATTGAGACCCAATTTTCTACCATAGGAGTTTAAGTTTGCGACATTCTCCGCACGTTTAGCTTCAATCTTCTTTTGAAGAAGGCCGTTCGCTTCTTTCTTCAATACATCCAATGAAATTCTACCATTGGCATTAAATTTACTAAGAATTGAATTTCGGTCTGTGTTTGACATCTTTTTAGATACCATATACTCTTCAAGTTCATCACGATCTTTGGCTCGTTGTGTTTCAACGGATTTTTCAATCATAACATTGAGTTCTTTACGTAATGCATTAAGGTTCAAGTTTGAATTATTCAATTTTCTTATAAATGCATTTTTATTAGAATTTGAAAGGACGCTATTTTGAATATTCTTCTCAAACTTTTGTTTTTTGTTGGCCAAACGGTTATTTTTAGCCTTTTGCACCAACTGTGTTATTTCCTTACGAAGCGTAGCAAGGTTTGCTTCACCCGCTTCCATTTTTTTCATGATGCCAGCCTTTGTGGCGTTATCGAGATTGGTAGCATTTTCAAGATTCTTCTTGAGTGCATCCTTGTTAGCGAGTTTCTTTTCGCCAACTCTCTTATTTTTCAGTTCAGTTGCCTTTCTTTTGAGGGCATTTATCGTGATAGTGTTGCCATTAAACAAATTCAACATGTTGGTCTTGTCCTTATTCACGAGACCTAACTGATTCAAAAAGGCTGTAAAGTTATTCTTTTTCATGGTCTTGGCTTGTGTAGCTCTCTCCTTAGCCAAAGCTCTAGCTTTATTTTGGCTGTAATTACCACTATTCAAAAGAGTTTGTTTATCGTTTGGTGTGAGATTCTGAAGTGTATTCAAGAATGAACTATACTCTTTGCGTTTTGTGTTAGCGACCTCTTGGGTTCTAGTTTGTTTCAATTTCTTGGCTTCCTCAATCAATTTATCAACATTTCGATTACCTCCATTGAATTTTTTGGTAATGGTATTCTGATTAATTTGTGTGAGACCAAGCTGCTCCAAACGATTCATTAACCTTTTCTTGTCCGCATTGACAGCTTCGGTTTTTCTCTTCTTTTGAATATTAAGAGCTTCTCGTTTCAATGTATTTATGTCAGTGTTTGTAACACGCACCTTTTTCAGAATCATGTTTTTGTTTGATTGTGGTATTTCCAATGGTTGCAAAAATGAAAGAAGATTTTGCTGGATAGCATTCTTTTTCTCGTCCTTTCTCTTTGTTACAAGATCACTAGCTAGTTTTTTCATTGAATTTACATTAATATCGTCAGTAATACGACCCATTAAAGCCTGCTTATCGGCATTGCTTAATGCATAATTACCCAGAATCTGTTTAAACTGCTCTTTCTTTTTCTGAATACGAATAGATTTTTTAGTTTCTTGTAGTTTTTTGGCTTCCACAATGAGTGCATCAACATTCGAACCTTCTTTTTTAGCTCTATTTATAAAGGCTTGTCTATTAGCTGCATCTAATGTAGTAGTTTCAAGAAACATCTTCATTTTTTGTTCGTTTGTGCGAACGATGTTGCGCTTTTCGTCACTCTTGAGTTGAGCTTCAACCCTGAGTGATTTAAAATCACCAGTTGCGACACGCTGAATAAACATGGCCCTATTTGCGTTTGTAAGATCAAGTTGCTCTAAGAAACCAATGATATCATTTTCTTCCCTCTTAGCTTGTTGAGCTCTCTCCACAACATCCTTTCTTTTTGAAATCCCCTTTGAAATTTCATCCATAAATCTCTTCTCACTCCTGAGACCCAGTTGCTTAACTCTGGCAACGGCCAATTCAATAGAAAAATCTTCATTTTTTGGTACGATAGCTGGGACTGGCTGACTGATGGATGGTAACTGTGGTCCTTGAACACGACCGGTATTTATGTAATAGCCCGTTCCCTTGTTTCCCTTTCTAAAAACATAACCATTCTTTGAACCCTTAAACTTATTGGCCCCGATAAACTTTTTCTCTTCCTTCTTGCCGCCACCAAACAAACCCGCAAAAAATCCCTTTTTATTTGAATTATTTGTGCGTGGTTTCGCAACGTTTTTTGAATTGTATGTTTTCGTATTTGCGCGTGGTTTCACAGCACTTCTTGCACCACCCAAAAATTTTGGTTTCTCACCCTTTTTAAAAAGACCACCAGATGGAAATGTCACCTTTGAATTTTTATTTTTGGGTCTATTCTGACTAGTGTTCACCCGGTTCACTGCTGTGTTGTTCACTCGGTTCACCCCCGTGTTATTCACCCGGTTCACCCCCGTGTTGTTCACTCGGTTCACTGCTGTGTTGTTCACCCGGTTCACCCCCGTGTTATTCACCCGGTTCACTGCTGTGTTGTTCACTCGGTTCACTGCTGTGTTATTGTTCACTCGGTTCACCCCCGTGTTGTTGTTTACCCGATTCACTGCTGTGTTGTTGTTGTTTACTCGGTTCAAATTGTTATTATTCATCGCCGAGTTAACATTGGTATTGTAACCATTCACTGCTGTGTTTTTGGTAACAGAATCCCGTTTTCGTCTTGCGAATCTGACGGGTTCGTGTACTTTCATATAACGCAAGCGCCTACCAATCGCATCCGTAATTTGCATCTTCGTCATCTGATCAATATTCTTGAGACCAACTTTACGAGCAATTCTCTTGAGATCAACTCGCTTTGTGCTAGAATCAAAAAGTAGTTCATAGTCTTTGGGGTTCAATGGAGACTTCTTGTCGACCAAGTAAGTTCTCGATGAATTCATGACCATTGGTGGTAGAGGCAACTTATCGTCCTGAATATCCTGATAGGCTTCGCATATCTCTTTCCTTGTTAATTTAATATCAATCCCTGTGTTAAGTTTGATTAACTTCCTAATATTTTCTATATCTGCGTCGGGGTCACACGCATTCATTGTTTATATTAAGTTAACAAAAAAGTGGAGCAAATTATTTAATGGTAGAGTAACCTATATTATACAATTTAATCTTATCTTCGTAAGACATATTGAAATCAAATATATTGGTATCACCTACATTTATTTCTATAAATTCTGTATTTTCGCCGTAAGTAACTCTATTCGATAGAGATGAACGAATTAAAGATTCAACATACTGTCTAGGGTTGTTTATTTCTGTCTGATATACTCTATCCATTTTAAGTTTAATACAAGTAACTTCGGTTGGTTTCTTATCAAGAAATGGTGTCATTGGATACGCTTCTTGAGTCCCTCCATCTACGTATGTTCTTCCGTCATGCTTTCCACAAGCAAATATGAGAGGTATAGCTATACTCATACACACGGCGTCAATAACTTTCATATTGGGGTGGGTGTCCCTTGAGAAGTACTCCGTGGTTGACGTATTCAAACAAAATGCCGACACGTAAATCTTCATATCCAATTCTTCAAATGTCGGATCACAACCACAGATCTCAACGAGTTTTTCCCTAATAGGCGCCAAATCAACAAATCCAAATTTGTTAAAGAAGGAGCCTATGCGTATTTTAACAAACTCGGGGACATTTAAATTGAGTGCTATATTCACAATTTCATCAATAGACATCCCTAAAGCTAAAAAAAGACACAAGATTGACCCCGCAGAAGACCCAGATATTTCCTTGATATCTACAAGCTTGGATTCAAGTGCTTTAAGGGTTCCGATCAATGAGTATATACCCATTGATGCGGGCCCCAGAACAAGGTACTTCATCCTCCTATTTAATAGTATTGAGGAAATTGACGACGCAAAAGCGCGAAGACCACTGCAAATACGATCGCGTGGGTCAGCACCGCTGGGAGGCTCGTTTGACCAGATTGGAGAAGACCTCCAGAACCTGGGGGGATGGTCAATAACATACCCGGACTCAATATCATGAATAGAGTGGTCGTCACGATCAGGTCGGTCTTCGTCAGAACGAGACCCATCGACTTGGCGACGAGGGTATATACGAGGAAGAAGACGAGGGCGTGGAACATGACGGACATCTGGTCGGTCTTTCCGTTGGCAAACTTGATACTTTCGCCCGCGGTGGTTACGAGAACACCCGGGCTTAGAGCCAAAAAAAGAGAAGCTGGGGTTACAACTTTTGGGGAGGTGATATCTGGAAGCATTATTAATATAATGTTACATTATTTTGCTTAGTATGCTGTTCTGCAAACTTAACCCAATCATTAAATGTAGCCCCACGCATAAATTCATCTTGATAATTTATATCATGTAGGAACTCCTGAATCTTATCCCAGATATATGATAAGTTTGATTCATACTGAGACGAGACAAAGCCGCAATCGCCATAATGATCGTCATAACAAAACTCAACAAAATCAGAAAACGAGCATTCTGTCATGAGTGCATGTTCAAGGAATGCATCACTGATAAGTAGTTTAATGCGTCTCCATAATTCCCATAGTTCATCTGAGTGTTTGACTTCCCAATCATCAACACTGAGATGAATATCATCTTCATAATCTTCAATATCATCATCACTCTGGGCAACATCATATCCCGTTGTAGCTTCGTAAACATATTGACTCCAAACCATGATTATGTTCTTACTTATCCTTTGGGTTTCTCTTTTATCCCAGTTAACGAGAGTGAAGTTGATTCCTTTACTTTAATGTTGTCCTGAATAGCGTTTATGGCCCCTTCTACTTTGGCTTCATCTCCACCAAAAAATACAAGAAGACCTTCACGAATTGCATCTTTATTCATAGATCCCTTGCGCACGGATTTACGAAGGCTAATTTTGCCTTTCCTGAGGTTAATGGTATCAATACCCTGACCAACCATATGACTCCGGACTGTCTCCTTCAGTCTCTTCTCTTCTTGGGTGAGGATTTTGATATCAGATTTTGCTTCAGCGAGTTGTTTTGAGAGCTCCACAAGCTTGGAAACGCTCTCGGAAAGTTCGGTAGGTACTGACATTATTACATAAAGCTATGGTCTTATCTTTAAGCGAAATTAGCACAAGTCGCGTTGCATACCATCAGCAACTATGGTGGAGTTGTTCCAGACATAACCATCCTTTGGATTTGGGGGATCCGCACGGATTTGTTGGTTAGAGTTGCGAAGGGCACCACCAACAGTCTCTGGGTATCCAGTTTGTTGACGTGGTTCAAGGAAATTTTGGCCCTTGAGAACGTCTTCTGGAGCAAACTGACCGAAGTCCTCCTGGGAAGCAACCTCCCGTGGAAGAAGACTAGACGCCAAGCCAGTCCCCTTGCGCATGGCGCAACTACCTTCGCCCTTGGAAGAACCAGACGCCGCTGGTGATGGCGCAAATTCAAACGGGGCATATTCATTTTCAGTGATAGAGTAGTTTGATTTGTTCGCGTTAAAGAGTAAGAAAACCAAGGCGGCAATGGCAACCAACATCATGAGGTTTTGAGTTCTACCCTTCATTATCTTTTATATATTATCAACAATTTAATTTTTTTACTGAGCTTCGTCATCATCGTCTTGGAAGGCATACTCTTCTGGGTAGACTTCGAGATTTGGTTCATCGAAGACCTTGACCTGGACAACATTCCATGCCGACCCAAAGGCCTTTTTGGCGAACCAGAGTCCGGAGAATTCCAAAATAACATTACACGTTCTCCCCTGTTTCATGAAGTCAACATCAACAATCTCCTGGTCACTGTTAAAAATTTTGGTAACTGCGACACATTCGCCTGTAATCTGATCATTCACATTCGGCGTTGGAGTATAAGCACTCTTGATAACATTTTCGGTCAGCTTCTTTCCAAACCATTCCTCGCAGTTTTCTTGCGCCGCGGCCAAATTTCCATCATCGATAGCCTGTATCTTAGACTTGTTTACGTCAGTGTTCAAATCGAAAACAATTTCATTCGAAATATCGGCAAGTGTAACCTTGTTAAGCTGAACAAAGCACTTTCTCTTTTCGTCGGTAAGCGCCTTGACAAAATACAAACCATCATCTCCCTTTACTGGGGAGTTGTACAACATTATAGTTGTTACGAGTCTCAATTCTTTAAACCAACAAACGGTATTTGTGCTGACCGCTTTATGATTTCGGGTGATACCCACTTATCGCGGGTTGGTTTGTGACCATATAATAGTTTAGATACCTGAATAAATTCAGGTAAATTTGCTGTATTCGTTGGTCTGTAATTATATTCATTTTTCACATAACTATTTGACCTGTTTTTCACCCACTCTTGTTTTTTAAGATTAAAACGCTGATTAGCATGCGTCTTGGAAAATCCTGGGATGTTGATATTCGGAACAGAAGTTTTCAATCCATATACAAACTGTTTCGCGATGCGATCAGCCTGGGGTTTTGTTGTATATTCCTGGTATTTATACGGATTGACTTTGGCAGCCAGTGACATATTTACTCTCGTATAACGGGGACTTCCACGTCTAACTGATTTTATTTTATTGTGTACGTGGTTATAAATTGTATTTATATCATCAGATGGTTTGATATTTATAAATTTATCGATCATTTTTGACAATTTATACATGCGCTGTCTATCCTTCTCCTTCTTTTCTGGTCTAAGACCCAATTTCTGCATAAGGTAAACATCATCAAGTAAGAAACGCTTTCCCGCCACGTATATACGTTTGTCATGAACCATCGCATTGGTGTTTTTATTTTTATACGTAACACCGGGTTTCTTAGATTCAATGACTTCATATCCAAATTCCCTGGGGCGCATGAAAGGTATATCCAAAATACCACCTAGAATTTGCTTTGTAATTTTACCGCTATTTATTGCGAAGTATCGCAAATTCAAATCGAGTGCAAATAATTCGACGTCAATAAATACATCACCCTTTGACGGCTGTCCACCACGCCCCTTCTTCAATTTTTTAATAAGTAAATATCGCCTTGTCACATATGGACCACTTTCAGAAAATCCCAAGCCTATAAATCTATTCAACTTTGTGGGTTTCGCGAGACGTTGTTTTACTTTCATACCGATATTTTTGGAAATTTCACCAAGTTTATTCCATAATAAAAGTTTAATAGCCTGAAGTTTTCCAAAATATCTTGAATCGTATGTGATTCTTGGAATGAACTTTGTGTCTATGTCACTCGTTACCAAGCGATTCTTGCGTTCAAGATGCATATTAAACGCCTCACCCCCTGAGATTACCAGATCACCCATGGGTTTGAGAAATTCGGAAAGATCGCCCACCGTTTTAAGAACGATGTCGCGAATTGTGTCGGTGACTATCGCGTAAACAATTTTTTCAAAGCTTTCTTTTTTGTGAAATCTTTTAACTCTATTTCTGAAAGCCGTTAAATTATTAGCGTTGTAATACTTTTCGAGAACCGGGTCGTTGAAAAATAAATTTTTTTTCAAAAATCTATTGATCACAGCCTCTGAGTAAATTTCCGTGTCCATTATTATATTGTAATATTATAAATGGTCTGTAAGATTATCGATGAGTGTAGATGTTATGCACATACTGGTAAGGGTAATCCAATGACAAACCAATTTTGTGCGAGCAGAAGGGGCGCCAAATTGTCAAAGTGTCCAGTGGATTGTTGTGCTGGTGGATGTCCAGGTCAGGTTAAAGGTATAGGTCCGAGACAACCCTTTCGTATTATAGAAGAACCAAAGCCTATGAAAGAAGAAAATTATCAGGTAGACATTATACCAATCGCGTTGGTAACACTTGTAGTCTTGTTCTTGGTTTACGCTACTTAAAGATTACCCTCATATGAAATGTATAAGATGTCTCTGGAAACTATTCAATCTGAACTTACTGCCCTCCGCTCTGAAGTCAAGGCCCTCACTAAGCTCGTCCGCAAGGTCAAAAACACTCAAGAAGACCCGGACGGTGAAAAGGCTAAGGCTCGCGCTGCGAACAACGGATTCAACCGCAAACAAGAAGTAACGCCTAAGTTGCGAGGGTTCTTGGGTCTTGCTGAAGGTGAACTCATTTCCAGATCTGAGGTCACCAAGGCGATCAACAAGTATATCACTGAAAAGGGACTCAAGCACCCGGAAAACGGTCGCCAACTCATCCTTGACGACAAGTTGAAGGATCTTTTGCAGCCACCGGCGGATGTAACTGTCACTTACCTTAACCTCCAAAAGTACCTCTCTCCACATTACGTGAAGAAAGCTTAAAAAAATAATACGTTCAAGTAATATGAACTTCAATCAACAAGATATTGAAAATCTGGTTGGCACAAAGATAAAAAATCTATCTTTCTACCAACGCGCTTTTACTCATAAATCCGCCCTCAAAGAATATGAACAATGCAAAGAGTCGTTTGAAACCCTTGAGTTTATGGGTGATTCTGTATTGGGGTTTATAATCACAAAATTCCTATTTGATAGATTCGAATCTCGTCAAGAAGGTTTCCTTACGAAGGCTAGAACAAAGCTTGTTCGTAGCGAGACTTTAGCTGATATTGCGTTAAAATTAGGTCTCAATAAGTTAGTTCTTATGGATGAGAAGGGTATTCGGAATGGTTGGAATAACAATCCAAAGATTCTAGAAGATGTATTTGAGGCCCTTGTGGGTGCTATCTATATGGATCTTGGTCTTCTTCACGCAAAAGAGTTTGTACTCAGGATTTATAATGATCCACAATATGTGGATTTAAAGTGTATTATGGTTGATGATAACTTTAAGGATCATCTCATGAAGTATTGTCAAATCACAAATATACCTCTCCCAGAATATCGTGTTGTGAGTCATTACGAAGGTGATTTTTACATTGATGCGTATGTAAATGGTGAATTTGCGGGGCGGGGACAGGCCAAAAGCAAAAAGCAGGCCGAACAATTAGCTGCTCGTGCATTCTTTGAGCAGCTTAAAAATTACAATCAACAATAAATTAAATCGGGATGCATCCCAATGTTAAAAGATTGCTTGATAGGGAATACGATGATCAGCGATCAGAAGCATGGCTAAAACTTCGCGGTAATATGCTTACCGCAAGTGACGCCGCATCGGCTATCGGTACAAACTCATATCAGACACCCGACGACCTTCTTCTCAAAAAATGTGGACTCGGTGAAAAATTTACTGGGAATGAAGCAACTGAATGGGGTACCAAGATGGAACCAGTTGCGATCCAACTGTTTGAAGAGCAATCTGGTGAAAAGGTGAACGAACTTGGATTAATTCCACACCCAGACCATCCGTGGTTGGGTGGATCACCCGATGGACTCACAGATACAAACTGTCTGGTTGAAATTAAGTGTCCTATGAGACGTAAGATTATACCAGGTCAAGTACCCCTTCATTATCAGGCACAGATTCAACTGTGTATGGAGATAATGGACGTAGAAAGTTGTTTCTTTGTCCAATATGCACCAATAGAAATTTCATGGCCCAATGAAGCTGTGTTTGACGTTACCGTTGTCCCTCGTGATAGAGAATGGTTCGCGAAATACCTCCCGGTCATGAAAGAATTTTGGGACAGAGTCCTCTACTTTAGGGAACACTTAGATGAGTTACCTAAACCAAAGGAAAAGAAAAAGCGAAAGAAAAAGGAAGTTCCACCTCCCGTGTGCGAAGTTCAAGAACTTTCCGAAGAAGATGCATATAATGACTATTAGGCGTCCTTGTCAAGATTATTTATTGCTTCGGTTAATAGGGTAGATAGTTCTGTGAGTTGTTTTATATTTTCGTCGTTTGATTTTTCCAGGGTTCGTATAAGAAGGTCTGTTCTTCTATGACTGGCTTCTATATACCAAAATGCCCTATGTTTTGTTATTTCCTTTGTATTTTCCGTGAACGAATATTTTTCCGCGAGACGAACCCGGAGTTCGGTGTTCCTTTTATGTAAACGTTCGCATTCATCACGCAGTAATTTTAAATCTTTTTTGGATTTCCCGGAAGTTTTTATAGAACTTTCGACCGTCACCGGTTTAAAATTTTGTTGTTTCAGCCATCCCGTGGTTGGTTTAATCATTTTGGTTAATCAAACTTGGGTTGTGGTCTTTAATGTATTTATTGATCATTTCAAGTCTGTCGTTATATTTTGCAACTGAATCAAGTTCTATTTCGATGGCTTCCATTACATCGGAATGTTCACCGATACCCGCAGGATTTGATAGATATATTTCTACATTAGCGCGATGTTTGGCAATCATGCCTTGTGCGTGGGCCTTTAAACATTCAATAATCGTATCTCTAGTCATTCTTGAATAATATGATTTCTATCTTTTAAGTAGATCACCTAAGTCGCTCATATCCATGTAAAAAGATAAAATGACTATTGAACAACAGTATAACCTTGCGAAGGACAACTTCAATGGTAGGCTATTTGCACCCTATCAACGCGAAGGTGTCCTTTGGATGCTTACTATGGAAAATCAAACATCTGGCCCCAAAGGTGGATTTCTTTGTGATGAAATGGGACTAGGAAAAAGTGCACAATTAATTGCCACGATGCTCGGAAACCCCCAAAAGAGTACTCTACTCGTCGTCCCCAAATCTATTATCACACAATGGGCAAATGAAATTAAAAAATTTGCTCCACAACTTTCTGTACACCTCTTTGATGGACCGAAGAGATATCTCGGGGATGCGGATATTATCATTGCTCCATATTCCCTTCTCTCAACCACAGAAAATACACAAATTCATACACATGAATGGGATCGGGTTATTTTGGACGAAGCCCACGAGATTCGTAACAAAAGTTCCAAGTTGTTCAAGAGTGTGTGTAGACTCAGGACCAGTATCAAATGGATTGTGACCGGTACACCGGTTTTCAACTCAATGAATGACTTTGTATCTCTCTGTGCGTTCCTCGGGATTGAAAAACCCCTCGTTCAGGGAATGACAAATAAGATCAAGGATATCTATATTCTTCGGAGAACCAAGGACGACCTGGCAAAAATAAACACGCGATTGGAACTCCCACCGTGTTATTTTGAGAATGTAGAACTTGATATGTTTCCCGATGAGAGACAGTTGTATGAGTTTGTTTTTAAGGATGCACAGGATATAATTAGGGATGCATTCAAACACGCTGTCAGTCTTAATGCAAAGAATATGGTTATTTTAGAATGTCTTTTGAGGGCGAGGCAGTGTTGTATATTCCCACAAATGTATCTTGATGGTATTGCCAAACAGAACGGAACACAACCAGAGCAATGGATTGGGAGATCCAATAAGATGGAGACCCTCTTTCGTATGATCAAATCCCATCCAAGTGAAAAAACCCTCATTTTCTGTCAATTCAGGGGTGAAATGGATTACATTCAGAAGAATATGGAGTGCCCAACTTTCCGCATTGATGGTTCAGTACCCAAGGAGGAGAGAGACAATCAGGTTAACGCGTTTAAAGAGGCGCCACCGGGTGCGGTATTCATTATTCAAATCAAATCGGGCGGCCAGGGGCTCAATCTTCAAGAGGCGACGCGTGTGTATATCACAGGCCCTTCATGGAATCCGGCTACAGAATTACAAGCCGTTGGGCGTAGTCACCGAACGGGTCAGACAAAATCAGTGTATGTCAAAAAATTAATATATAAGGAAACGGACACATTTGTGAGCGTAGAGGAGGAAATGATGGCTCTTCAGGGTCACAAATCTATCGTGTGTTCAAAGGTTTTAAATGACAAAAGAATTGAAAAGCAAATTCCAGTGAAAAGGACCACAGAAAAAATTTCAATTTTGGACATCAAAAAAATATTCCGTGCCTAATATATATAAAATGACAATCGGAAGCCGAGCCGAAGTATTCCACGGAACTGCGGACAAAACCTCAGGGGGTCTTACCCAACGGGATTTGATGTTGGATCCAAACGATGGCCAGATTAAGTCCGTTCAAGCGCACAAGTCCGCTCTTGCCCGAATGAAGAGAGAAGGCAAGAAGCACTTGACCAAGGTTTTCAAGCCAAAGAAGGGTAAGTTCACCCTCCAACCAAAGGAAGGTACTGCCGCTTACAAGAAGAAGATGAAGAAGATGGCGTAAAAATTTGTAGATGTACTATAAGAATGAGTCTCATTAAATGGGATGAGTCTGTTAAGTTGGCCAAGATCAAATTAGGTTTGGACCCTAAGAGATTTACCAAGATACAGGGTAAATTGCTTAAGGAGGCTCAAATCATATATCACCTTCTTCTACTAAATAAAAATAACGGTAATAAGTAAATATAAATGGCGGCACTTGCGGGTATGTTAGCCAAGAGTATGGCAAAGGGTATGGCAAAATCAGCCGCGCGTCAGATGAAGAGAGAAGCGCGTAGTATGGCCAGGAATCTTAAACGGGACGCAAAGGAGTTGGCGTATGATTATCGCAATAAAGCCAAAGCCGCGGCGACTAATTATGTAGACGGTAAAAAGAAACGCATATACCAAACTGCCGGTAATGCATTCTATACAAAAACTGGCAGCGGGGGTCGTAACTATAGTCCCACACCCGCGTATTACAATAAACCGGGTACTGGCACGTATACACCACTTTAGATTTGAAATTGAAACCCTCTTAAATTCTGTGGTTCATAAACAACTAATTGATTAAGTTTCCAGGTACAACCAAACTTTCTGTTCAAGAAATACACACTATTCAATTCAACGATAGAATGTCCACTATTTCTTGCATAGAGACCATTTGAGACTTCGGTCTTGATGGGGTTTTTATTCGCATCATAGACCGCCGCCTTGATCATATCATTATGATCTATGTCAACCTTCACACGAAACTTTGGTTCGCGATCGGGACTTTCCTTAACATTTGAATTAAACATCGGAATGAGTTCTTCTTTGGTCATCTTCTTAGAAAAGATCTTTTCACTCTGTTCAACAACTGCATCGATGATTTTATTTTCAATTTGTCTCAGAGATTCGTAGAACTTTTTAATATAACTACCATCTTCATCGTAACCCTTCATGGCAAAATCAATATTGTATTTTGTAGCTCCAACTTCTGGGACGAAACCCGAAACACCGAAAGGCATGTATAACCGAGGAAATTGAATCCTCATGGGGGTACCTTCCTTAGTGGAAAGGACAATCTTTCGGTTGTTAAACTCGGAAATTTCCAAATTTTCGATAGCGTCGGTAATTTTGGACATTTTTCTAATTTATTAACCTATTAAAACTTTAAGCCGAGCAAGCGACACACTCGGGTTCAAGACTGAACTGAATTGGTCGCGCTTTTGCCTTTGATCTCAGGTAATACATTCCTGTTTTGAGCCCCTTCTTCCAGGCATACATGTGCATTGAAGACAATTTGGACAATGTGGGACTCTCCATGAAGAGGTTCATACTTTGACTTTGATCAATGAAACGGCCACGGTCCGCTGCCATATCAATGATATCCTTCATCTTGATTTCCCAAACTGTGCGATACAACTTCTTGATCTCATCGGGGATATCCACAATATTCTGAATGGAACCACCGGCCTTCACCATTAGGTCCTTCATATCCTTGGACCAAATACCAATCTTCTTGAGGTCTTCGACAAGATGACGATTCACAACCACGAACTCTCCCGCAAGTGTTCTTCGAAGGTAAATATTGGTTGTATATGGCTCGAAGCATTCGTTGTTTCCCAAAATCTGTGCGGTGGAGGCAGTAGGCATTGGTGCCATTAAGAGACTGTTGCGAAGACCATTTTCCTTGATGTGCTCTTTGAGAGAACCCCAGTCGTACATACCACTTAACTTTGTGTCATCGCCCCACATGTCAAATTGAAGCACCCCCTGTGACGCTGGACAACCTTCAAAGGTTTCATATGGGCCATCTACCTGCGCCAATTCACAACTCGCTTCTAAAGCTGCGTGGTACATTGTCTCAAATATTCGCGAGTTAATCTCCTTGGCCTCGTCCGAATCAAACGCAACCCGATGTAAAATAAATACATCGGCGAGTCCTTGAACGCCTAGACCAATAGGACGATGTCTCATGTTTGATTTCCGTGCAGTATCAACAGGATAAAAATTACGGTCAATCACCCGATTCAAATTTTTGGTGACAATCTTTGTGACTTCATGAAGTTTTTGATAATCAAACGTGCGAGTCTCTTCATCGACGTATTTCGGAAGGGCGATCGACGCCAGATTGCAAACAGCTGTCTCATCCTTATCAGTATACTCTAAAATTTCTGTGCATAAGTTTGAGCTCTTAATTACTCCCAGATTCTTTTGATTTGATTTTTTATTGCACGCATCTTTGTATAACATGTATGGAGTACCAGTTTCGGTTTGTGACTTGAGAATAGCCTTCCAGACTTCCGCAGCTGGTACAGTCGAACTGGCTTTACCCTCATCTTCATACTTTGTATAGAGGGCTTCAAATTCTTCACCAACGGCGTCAGAAAGGCCAGGTGCCTTATCCGGACAGAATAGACTCCATTTTCCACCTTCTTCCACTCTTTTCATGAATAGATCCGGGATCCACAACGCGGAAAACAAGTCTCTGCACCTCGCCTCTTCGTCCCCCTGGTTGAGTCTCAACTCAAGAAAATCCATGATATCCGCGTGCCACGGTTCAAGATACACGGCAATACTACCCTTTCGGCGTCCGGCCTGATTTACATAGCGAGCTGTAGCGTTAAATACTCGAAGCATGGGAATGATTCCATCTGATTGACCATTCGTACCTCTAATACGAGACTTATTGGCTCTTACGTCATGTATATGAAGACCAATGCCTCCAGCCCACTTGCTTATCTGCGCACATTCTGTTAAAGTCCCATATATACCGTTAATTGAGTCCTCTTTGTTTGCGATCAAAAAGCAACTTGACATTTGCGGTCTGGGGGTGCCAGCATTGAAGAGAGTTGGCGTTGCATGAATAAAAAGGCCTTTACTCATTTTTTCATAGGTTTCCAAAACGGAGTCAATATCATCACCGTGGATACCGATGGCAACCCTCATAAACATATATTGTGGGGTTTCCATCAGAACGCCATCAAGGCGCTGAAGATATGATTTTTCTAAAGTTTTAAGACCAAAATAACCAAAATCGTAATCCCTTTTAGTATTGATGTCATCTCTCACGCGCCCGGCAACACGGGCAACTTCATCTGTGACAATTCCAGCTTTTGATAGTTTTTTCATGGCGATGTGAAAATTATTGGGGCACACCTTTTGGATATTACTGGCGGTAATACGAGTTGCGAGTATTTCATAGTCTGGGTCTATTGTAATCATTCCGATGCAAACTTCTGCTGAAAGGGTGTCAATCTCCTGAGCGGTGATACCATCGTAAAGAGATGAAGCGACCTGCTGAGCAACTTTAGAAGAATCACAATTTTCGGAGAGTCCATATGTTAGATTCTTGATCCTATTGGTGATGTTATCAAATTTCATATCCTCAATACGACCTGAGCGTTTAACGACTCTCATGTTTTCTGATTATTATTCGTGTTTTATTTTTAAACTATTTCTTACATTTCTTGAGGTCACCACTTCGCACTGGAACTGGTCCGACGATTTCGTTCTTACGATCCGACTGGAGAAGATATGTATTGTTGTGGAAGGGACCCTCCTTGCCCGCTCTACTTACTGGAGCATATGATCCAACGAAGCAGGCTGGGGGTTTGCATGGAATTTGCTCAACATTTTTTGGTTTGTTGGCATAGACTTCGTCGAAGTTGGCAGGGTTCAACATTTAGTATTGACGGAGTTTTTTTTCCGAGGGTATATTAAATGTGTGACAACCTCCACCTCGACTCCCTCAAGCAGTGTGAGACTCCACTCAACACCCTGTTCTTTTCCGAGTTCAACCAAAATCTTCTCCAGCGTGGAATTCGCCAGGCATTCAAGAATAAGACTGGGATTGCGATTGATCGCCAAAACCCAGATGACCTGTATGGAATCATGCGCGTCGTGTTTATTAACAACGCGGGGGACCATCACTCTCATGTGAATAAACAAGTTCAAGAATTGAATACACGTGTCATTGAAATGGCTTTGGGTCATATCCAAACCGGTGTTTCTCAATATATGTCATATATTAAAGACATAGACACTATCAACTCTCCCTTGGATCTACCAAAAAACACAAGTACATACGGCAACAAGGTTGATAAAAATAATAAGATCGGAATCAATTAAAGTTTTGCACCGTTAGCAAAATAAGATGAGCCTCAATTATTATAAATCAGAAACCGAAAAAGTGTGTAAATCAAAGGGGTGGGACCGTGCCGCAGTAGACACAGTCTGGCTTTTACTTACTGAAGAAGTTGGTGAACTTGCCTCAGCCATTCGCCAATACAAAAAGACATACAAGAAGACCGGCCTCAAAAAGGAAAGGGGTACAGATGTCATGATGGAAATGGGTGATGTATTTAGCTATCTATTTCAACTAGCTCATATGTTGGATGTTGACCTGGACAAAATGTGGGAGGAGCATCGTACCAAAATGAGGACGAAAAAATATAATCTGACGTAAATATAACTATGAGTAAGTATATGCTCAATGATGAAGACGCTATAAACGATGTCAATCCATTTGTCTCACACGATTTCTCCCTTCCAGGGGGTGTGGGGCAGACGGGCGATTTCGCAGATTTTTCTAAAACTCGTTCAGAGCCGGGCATCGAAGTACCAGCTAAAAGCGTTTTCTGTGATTATGCTTTATGTAAAGACATCGATGATACTTGTCCTTTATCTAAACCACTACACCCGCGACGAAATATAGATCGGGGTTTCGTCGTTAAAAAACCACTCGGCGATCTTATTAGAATTGGTGTGGCAAATAAACCCCGGTTTTCCATTACCGGTTGGTTGATAATTCTCATATTCATTTTTACTGTTCTATATTACATAAAACGTTAAAAAAGTACTCAAGTCTTGATTCGTCGGTTGTTCTTTGTATCAAATCGGCTAATGTGTCTTCACAAAACTTTCGAATAAAATCCTTCTGCCAAGCACTCTCAATATTAATTCGGGGTGGTTGGAATGTGGGATCAAGAATTTTACTCGCGTGGGCTACGCGAATATATGTATGTATATTTCTTCTATCGGCTAGAATGTTTTCAAGGGCCAGTTCGGCCATTTTCTGACGAACCTCGAGGGTCTTTTCACACATCGTGTCTAAGAATTTCTCATAAGGAATGGATTGCGTTTTTGAAGTAATCTTAACCCAGTCGGCTAGGGGTTTTGTGTTAATGTAATCCCTATATGTATTATAACCCTTGCCCCTAACAAATCGTTCATGTTCAATCTCGACATATTCTAAATCGGATTCAACATCATACACAGCCAGGGCCGATTTAATGAAGGATGACATTATTGATCAACAATCCATTTTAATCTCTAAGTATAGTATAAAAGATGTCCAAACGAGTTAAGATCATAGCTGGAGTTGTTGTGATGGCATGCTCTTCGTCTTCGGTTGCCGCCATGTTAATGACGGGTGGTGATAAGGAATCTCCAGCCACAGCCCAGGCAGCTGGAGGTACCAACGACGCGAAACCATCCCCCAAACCAGCTCCAAGATCATCTCCCAAGCCATCTCCCAAGCCATCTCCAAGACCGGCTCCAAGACCGGCACCAAG